CCAAACGTGGTAGCCGTCAACCCAAATAGCGCCTCGTTTAGAGCCGTCATGGTGCTCGCGGTGACACCACATCACTGCGGTACGTTTCTCGCGCATCGTCCACCGACCACTTTCGTTCAATGCTGTAGAAATAACGCAACCCCCACCAGCACTACCACCACCACCACCCTGTGTCCCCGTGCCCTCTGGGTCATTGAAGTCTGGGTTATGCGCCACGTAGCCCCCATCATAGGATTGAGCTTGAGCTGCGATGCGATCGTTCTCAGCGGCTTGTGCGTCAGCCTGTGCTCTAGCCTGTGCCTGTGCTTGAGCTTGTGCTTGAGCTTGAGCTTGTGCTTGAGCTGCGGCCTCCGCTGCGCGCTGGTCTTGCTGGGCCTGCCCATACGCTCTAGAATTTGCTTCTGGCCCAAACATGGCTTCGTCGGCGGCTGCGATTGAGGCGTCGTTAGACACTGTTCGTATGTTCCCGTCCATATCGGAAACGGTGGTGATGCCTGGTACGGCGACACTAGTCTTATTCCCCGCAGCCATGGCATTGGCAGCCGCGCTCATAGCGCCCATTTGCCTATCAACCGTTGTCTGTCCGGCGAAGTTGAGTCCTCTACTTATTGCGCCCACCGGCACACCTGTAAGCATCGACAGGAGCACGCCTATAGGCGCAGGCACTGCCTGACCTGCTGCCATCGCGCCGAGACCTATAGCCTGATCGCGGCTACTGACGCCCTGACCTGTCGTAGGGCCACCACCCTGACCTGTCATATAATCACCACCAGAATCAGACGTTAATGGTTGTTGCTGTGCACTACTCTGTTGTTGCCGCTGCATCTGTTGTTGCCGCTGCATCATTTGCCGCTGCATCATTTGCCGTTGATACATTTGGCGTTGATACATTTGTTGCTGCATCTGTTGATTTTGATACTGGTTTTGATTGCCAAACATTCCAGACGCAGGCTGTGGTTGTCCAGTTTGTTGCATCGTTTGTGGCGAAGAGCCATGCTGCATTTGTTGGCGCTGCATCATTTGCCGCTGCATCATCATCTGCTGATAACTGTTAGGGCGCGGCATTTGCTGACGTTGCGTCATCATTGATTGCTGTCGCGGCGATGATAAGTAGTTGTTTTGCATTTCAACCATTGTATTCTGTGTTAATGAAGCCTTAAATAATCGCCGCCTTACTTGGCCGTCCGCGCTTTTGGATTATCGGCTCTTGAGTTCCAACTGTCTTAATTTTTACATGCTCACTTGCAATCTCTTTTACCTCAATATACCCCTCGTGTTTGCGTAGTCCTGCAATATCATCTTGGTTAGTGAAGGAAACTACGTTCCCTGACCTTGTACATTTGAATGAAGTAATCATGTAAAAACCCCCCACTCAGTTAAGAATGGGAGGAATATGGTTATTATGCAGGTCAAGCAGGTACAAGAACGGCTAATGAAGCGTAATCGCGAAGCTCTTTAACGCCGTACACGCAGTCAGCAGTTACCAGCGTACCGAGGTACTCTTGCTTGTATTGAGACTGAGTGCGGATGTCTTGCTGGGTAGCAAGAGCAACAGCATCTTTGTGCAACATAAAGCAAGCGCGGTGCTTGGTGCTGGTTGGGGAAGTCGTATTCCAGTCAACCGTAACGCCGAATTCGTCAACAAACGAAGCGCCAGTAGGAGCAGAAGACGAGAAAGTAACCGATTGCGTATTGGTCACGCTATTAACGTGAACCCAAGGGCAGTTGGTCGATGTGAAGATTTCCACACCGTACAAGTTACCCAAACGACCAGTCTTAATCGCATCGCCGCTACCAACAAACGCTTGTTCGGTGAACCGTGCAATACCGCGCAGAGTTTTAGACTCAACGGGTGGGATCACAAAGCTCAACTCGCTAGAGTCAATGTCGGAATCTTCAAGCGTCTGGATGACACGACGAAGACCAGCATCGGTCAAGGCGGTGCTGTTTCCACCACCAGAAGCACCAGAGAACGCGGTAGAACCGTCGCCGCCGATAACACCCTTTTCATACAGGGCAGTAGCAGTAGCAATAGTGCCGCCGTTGGCGCTAGCACCGAGCATGTGCAGATGACGGTCGATACGTTTTGCCAGCGCGAAGCCTGCGTCATCGGTATAGAACCGACGCATAGAGGCAAGTGCTTGCATTTCGGCCATGTCTTCATACAGCTTGCTGTACTCAAACCACTTGTCAACCAGCACCGAAATGTTGGTTGCGGTATCAGCAATCAGCGTAACCTGCGTATTTGCAGCTTTTGCCGATGCAGAACCTCGTGCCGGGACAGGCAGATACAGAGTGTCACCCTTTTTGCCCTTGAAGGACATTTTGGTAACTAGATTGCCAAGAACAAGTTTTTGCTTGTAAGCGGCGATCACATCATCAGACCAAAGTTTAGGGATAAACTTGTCGGATGTCGTGATGGTGGTGTTGTCGGTTCCCATACCCATGTTAAATACTCCTTAAAACATTAATGAACAGTTACGTTCACCTCACTCGGTCTTCAGCATAAGCAGCCATGATTTCATCCTGCATTGCCTCGTACTTGTTCGGGTCACGCATTTTGAGACGAATCAGATCGGCCCTTCGGAATGACTTTTTTGACATATCACCAGACCCACCTACATCAACAGAAGCCGCCGAAACCTGTCTGGTTCTGGTTGCATTATCTGACTGGGCCATTTGCCCAGCCGCTTGCTGCTGTTTACCAGCATTAAGCGCTTTATAGGTGGATAACAACTCGTGTGCAGCATCAACGTCATAAGACTCTGCTTGGTTGAACAGTTGCGACCGAAACCGACTGGATTTAACCCAATCTTGGAATCCGGTATCCCCTACGACCGTTGAGAAGTCGGGGTGCATCTGAATCAATTTCAGCTTTGCCTGTTCCTGTCTCGCTTCTTGGGCAAATTGCTTTGCCTGAACCAAGTCAGGGTTAGTCTCTACCGCCCTACGAACTGCCTCCTTCGGATTCTCGAAAAAGTCAATTTCTTCAGACGTTTCTTCCTTCGGCTTTGTACTCAGTTGTGATTTGATGAGTTCATCAGCTAACTTGCGAACCTCTCCAACCTCTTGTGCTTGACGTGCGATTAGCCTTTCAGCTTCACCGTGCATCTTTATCACATCTTCAACCGACTTCCCGCGATAACGGTCGGGCGGTTGATACTCTGGTTCTGGTTCTTTTTGCTGTTGTATTTCTGCAACAGCCTCAAATTCGCCAACTTCTCCATCAATATCCTGTATTACTTCAGCCATCTTAATCTCCTGCCCATTAGGGTTCTCAGGTTAAACAAAACATCGGTGCATAATTGCATTGCCGATGTATTTTCGCATTTATACCACAAATTGTGGTAAATGCGATAAATTCTTTTTAGTAAGAGTTATTCAGCATACGACCTCTTACTTTTGGATAGCGCGTTATCTTCCCTAATCTTTGCCCACTTGTTGTAAGCACTGGGGAAAGCTCCGCTGATGCCGTCTAGCTTAATAGTGGGTAAACTCATCATTCGGGTGGCGTAAGTGCCGCATTCGCACTTAATTGAGAATACGTTGGTATGTACCAATTTCTCGTTTACTTCACCACAAGTTGGACATTTAAAGTCGTACAAACTACGCATTTTCATCCTTTTCGGTTAGGTCTTCGTAAGTTTTCTCGCTCATACTCTTTAGTGAAAGCAACCAGTTCATTATCGAAAGCTCACCTCTGCTGTAATGCAGGCTCTTTTCGTCAGTAATACCAGTGATACTGTCGGTTATCTTAGCCATTTCAGTAACGTCTTCAATCAAAGCAAGCCAGCCAGGGGTTGCCATCATTGAGAAACGGTCTTCGTAGTATTTTTGTAACTCAGTATTCACGTCCTTATCTCCTCGCCGCTGATATTCATCGTCAGTCCAGCGCCAGAGCCGATAACTTGAATAAAGTCACCCGTACTCAACGACTGACCACCCTGCCATTGAAGCAAAGTGTTTGCTGCGATGCTTACCGTTGGGAGTAATGTATTGCTTGCGGATGCTGTGCCGCCAGATGAAACTAAGTGCAATAAACAAGTTAATGCGCCTGCCGTGGTGTTTGCGATATTTATATCCTTAACCTCTGCGATATAGCCCGTAGGTACGGTGTACGCTAGCTTACCCGCGCCGGTAGTTATCGCTCCCCTAGCTAGTCGTTTCATAGTACTTTAGACTTTGCTACCATATTCATCTCGGCAATCCTCAATGAAACACTAGCTTCTAGTTCAGCCTTCCAGCGCTCAAACTCTAGCTTTTGTGCATCGTTATTTGCTTTGATCTCTGCTTCGTACTGTTTAACCGCGATCTCACCTTGGGCTTGTTCACGCTCGATGGTTACGTCGTTGGTAGAACGCACTTCCTCTTGTCTCATGTTATTTTGAGCGTTAATCATCTCTAGCTCGATTTGCTTCTCGATCTTGGCTACGTCTGCATTAGCGACTTGTGGTGCAAGTTGCGCTTCGATTGCCAGTTTCTGAGCTTTGCCTTGGATTTCTTGAATCTGAGCTTGCTTCATAGCGTTGTCCATTTGCGCGGCCTGTTGAGCCTGTTCTTGCGCTTGTGGGTCTGGCGCTGACATCTTCATTAGTTGTTCAAGCATTTGCTCTCTGTTGGACAGGGATGAGTTCTTTAGCACACCAGCCATCAAAATAGGCGTAATGGGAGATTCTGCTCCCAAAGTCTGGATTAAGAACGCCAATTGCTTCTGCTCGTACTCACGGGCGATAATTCCCAAAGTAGCCGTAGGTAGGAACTTCACATCAATTGAAGGGTAGCGTTCGGGGTCGAACTGCATGTACCTCCACGCGGCTTTGGTGATGAACGGGATCAGAAAATCCTCTTGGAAGTTCACCAGTGTACGTTTGTACTTCTTAATCATGGTGGCTGTTGCCATGTCCATGTCCCTAGAGACTTGGCTGACCTGACCACCCGAATCTACGGTTCCCGTTGCCATCAGCAACATACGTTCGAACTCTTTACTCGTTTCCATTGCTTGACCGTCGTTCGAACCAAACTTGAACGGCATGACGATCTCGTTGGGATTACCGTTGAATAGCATGGCCTTTCCGGGCTTAACTTCAAACTTAGCTCCCCTTGGCAGTCGGGTAGCGTCAAGTCCAATCATAGGAGCAACTGTTAAGGCAAGTGCGTCCATGTGTGAGCGCATAGAACCATCAACAGCTTTCTGCATGTTGTAGGCTTTTTCAGCTACTCCACGACCCAAAAGGCGGTTGGGAACGGTGTCGTCCTGATACGTTAGTACCGGGCGATCTTTCATCATGTACGGTGATTCTTCGGCTTTAAGCAGTAAATTACCGTTAGCGATAACGACAATGGCTTCTACCATGTCTGAATATCCAACGTCATCACCGTTAATATCTTCAAAAGCCGTTAAATGTTCACGCGGCACAAGGCCGTAGTAAGTTAGGATCAATACTTTCTGGTCTTGGAATGTTGTTTTTTCTTGCGTAGCTTCCAACGAATCGTCTTCGTACATCGTGTCGATGTCCACGTTTAGATACGTTCCAGCCTTAATGCCTGCGGCGATCTTGTGTATAGAGACATATCGCTCAATAGCGACTCCCATACAGTCATCAACTGAGGTTCCGTTAGGGTCGAACAGGAAGTTCTTTGGGTTAACGGGGTTGATACGGACGTAGAAGCGGTCATCTTCCTTAACACCGTAGGCAACTTGATTACCTTCCATTTGCTGGCTTGATGGGTAGTAGGTCTTCTCATCGCCGATAATTACTTCACCGATGCCGGTTCCGTAAATCTCAGCCATAAGAGTAACGCTGTCGATAGACTTCCTGATCTTGTCGCGTGAGAAGTCCTCCATCAACTGAGCTTTGAGTTTTTCAACATCGACAGCACTCCCATCAACGTCTAGCAGGTCGTCTTTAATATCAAAGAACTCGCCTTGACCAAAGATGGCTTCCATTATCTCGGCGTGTCGAGTTTCAATAGCTTGCTGAGTAGCGGGGGAGATTATTTTGGAACGCTCAGATTCTCGTGTTTTGTCGCCAGCATCATATTGGCCACGGAAAAGGCGTTCGTATTCGTTCCACTTATCAAGGTGGTTGGTGTTTCGATGATCCCTCCACCGATCAGTATGCGAGATAATAAAAGCTAGTAATTCTTTCTGATGTTCATCGGGTTCGTGAAATTCCTTTGCAGAAACATCTAACTCAGGGTCGATGACCTGCCCGGTATTTTCGAAAGAAATATCTTGATTAGCCATTAAAAGTCCTTAAAACAAGTGCCCCACACTTCACGCAAGGTTTTGACAGAAGCAAAGCGTCCATGATTTAGTCCAGTTCTTTTCACTCTTTGAACGACTCTGTACGAGCACCACCGGCTTTTTTCTCGGCTTCGTATTGTTCGCGTAGCTTCCCCGAAAGCGCTTCGGCTTCGGCTTCTACTATGCTACGGTACTGAGCGGAACCTTTATTTTCCTGAATTGAACCCCACTCGGAATACGGGTCATAGCGGCTGCGCTTTTGTTTCGCATTAATCTCAGACATGATCTCTTGCTTACGTTTTGCGCTCATTTTGGTAGCCATAATTCATTCCTTAAAATCCAACCACATCGTCGATTACTTCATATTCGTCGTCTAGTTCGCCAGCATTATATGATGTAACGACTAATTGCGAAATCATACTCAACGCATCAATCAAGTCATCGTGGACATTTTTAGTAGGATACATCAGGTATTCATCTATGAATTTATCCCACTCCCATTCGTTGCTTAAAATAACCCGACCGTGCTCGAACATACCTTGTAATGCCCATATAACCCGATCTTCCTTCTTCTGATTACCGTGTGTCAAGGGTTCGATATGCGCGAATATACCATTTTTCCGCTGCAAATCACTCAAAT